CGTCGTGAAATCTTCCTTCGACGTAATACTCGCTTTTTTGCAAATCTTCGTTTGCGAAATCTTCGACGTAATGCCATTCTATATATTTTATATAACAACAGATAGAAAACGATTTTATTCAGCAAAATCAACCTGTGCTTCAAAAAGAGCTTGATCAGGTGGTGAATCATTATCACTATGCCACTCAGGTTGATGATCATGAACCCAATCCTGACGAGGAATATGATCATTTGGTGGATTTTGGCAATAATTCAGAGTTGTTCTATCTGGTGATGCAGATGTTAATCGATGAGTTGCTGTACGATTATCCCAAGTATGATATCGTCGTTCTTTTCGATGACAAGTTCCAACACAATGAATGACATCAGTAATTCTATTGCCAATTGGGGTATTTGGGACAGGTGGATGATCATTTGAGATCAAATACACTGTTTCCCATGCTGCTACAACTGGTTCACCCAATTTAACAGGAGCATAAAGAGGATAAGGATCAAGAATCCTGCGCAATAACGGGCTATCATCGGTAGATTTGACCTCATCAATGACCAACACTTTGAATGTTGGTGAATATCCGTTGAACCAGATTCTGCCATCGGGTTCGATATTGGTTCCGTAGGTAATACCGGGATTAGCCCCGAAACATTGGCTAGATTTGCCAACACCAGGTTCTCCCCAAACCCAGAAGACATTCACTACTGAACGAACCAAAGGAGATTTTGCCATCATTTCTGTCTGAATTGCGTTGGATAACGTTTGAAGTGCACGTCCAAATACAGCTAAATTAGGTTGTGCGCAGATAATTGCAGACATAGTTGTGCCATTTCGCAGTGAATCTGCAATGGAGTTCCATTCGGCACGCTGGCCCTGTTTTGACTCAGGAAACACACCGAATTTGACGACCTCAGTACCAGGAGCTCTTTTCCAGTCAGCAGTGCAGTAAACATGGTTGTGCTCCCATGTCCCACGGCACGGTAACATAGTGATCCCAGGCCATTGAGATCTAATTGCAGACTTTTGTTGAGGTTTGTTGAAACAAATCCATCCTTGATGATGTATTCTTCCAGTTGTAGGACAAATCTCAGTTTGGTATTCGAGGCATTGCATGTCAAGTGGTGGCAATGTGATGAACAGTATTGGACAATCTGTGCGGAAATTAGTGAAACACCAGTATTTCGACCTGTTCTTCGATTCATCTCCAAATTCGAGAAGATATTGGCTCGTTGCTGTTGCTGCAACTGCAGTATTACTTTCCATTTGAACGGGATTGTTCGTTCTGACATTTCTATTCTTGGGTGGCATTTTATATCATTAAGATATTTTTATAAAACGTGCAACCAAGGAAAAAAAAGAACAACAGCAAAATCCAACCAAATATCAGGTAAAACAAGAATGTCAACGTGAGATGGCATTCCACTATTTTTTGCAAATCTTTATTATAAAACTCATCAGCATGTTTTTGTAATCATATGAAAGAAGGATGTGTATAAACACACAAGCAATAGTGGAAAAACCCGCTCTTTTCGTTTTTTCAAAGCCGTGAGGCCTTTGAAACAAATGAAAAGTAGGGTTTTTTCGCGTTTGCCCCTGCTTCACTACACATACACACAATGTTCGCATGGGAGCACTTGTGCGTTATATTACCCATGCGAACTTCACTACATGTATAACTATGATTGTCCTGGGTCTAAATAAGACCAGAATTTTGCGTGAAATGTCAGCTCGATGGTGATGTATGCTTGAACTTGGTCATCTAATGCAAGAAGATTCGCAATACCTAATTGTAGGTAAAGTGTTCTTGAGGGATTTGCGTTGCATTGAGCTTCGAAACCAGAATCCCCGAGGTATTTTGTCTTGGAAACCCCGAACGATTTTGGTATGTCAAGAGTTCCTTTGAATGTTACACATCCAGACCCTTGAGCATTGTTGCCAAGTCTTCGTACTTGAATTGTTGGGCATTCTTTTGCGAGAATGTATGTCATTGATCCAGAGTTCAGGTTTGAATCTGCATCTGCTGAATCAGGGTAAAGATTGATTGCTGCATAACATCCTGCACCAGTAACAGCCGTGTTTTGGAACGTGATTTTGTAACTCACCTTGTTTACACGGTAGTTGTTGTACAAATAGCTGAAAGTATCGAAGTACTTTGGCTGAGCATTGACTTCTGTTGATCCTGATGCTGTGTAGTTTGGATCAAACAGTGAATTTGCACGCAGTACGTAATTTGTGCCGAAAGTGTTGCCTGTTCCAGTATCGATGTACGAATACGTTGCCCATTTCATTCGAACATATGCCATGTTTGGGATTGCAGTTGGGCCACGTTGAATGTAAACTGATTTTGCGAATCTTTGACCAACTCCCTTTCGAGATTTACGGCCACGTGATCGCCGAATTCGTCGTGAAATCTTCCTTCGACGTAATACTCGCTTTTTT